TCTGTATCCAGTGCATTAATTGCATCTCCAATTGTGCCACCTACAGCGTCAATTGCTCTCTGATTTGTGAAGTACTTATTTGTTGTACCCTCTGCTACGTCATCTGTATCAAGAGCATCTGCATAATCCTTAGCATTTTGTTCTGCTGTATTAGCATATCCTTGAGCAGTTGTAAGGGCAGTAGTTATTTCACCATCTGTGTATGAGTTTGCTGCAGATTCTGCTGCATCAACATAGAACTTAGTTGCTGCATCTTGATTTGCTGTTGGCTCTTCAAGGTTTTTAATTGTGTATGAATTAACAGCATCAATATCTGCACTAAGAACTGTTCCAGCACCAAGAGTCTTATTTGTAAGAGTCTGGCTGTCTGAAGTTCCTACTACAGTACCAGTTACACCGTGAACATTGTCTGTTAAGTCAATGTGTGCATCTAGTTCTTCATCAACATATGATTTTGTTGCTGTTATTGTTTCATTAATTGAAAATACTGTACCGTCAAGGGTTAGACCATTTCCAGCAGTATATGTACCAGCTCCAGAGAACTGAGTAAATGATATTGGGTCTGTTCCAATTGTTGCTGGCTTGAGTGTTTGTACCCAACCTGTATTTGCATAAGTACCCGCACTTACGAAGATAAAGTCTCCGCTGTCTACCTCTGTTGCTGTATCAAAGTCTGTTGCACGAAGTGCTTGACCTGAAGCCTGAACTACGTAGATACCGTTTTCTGCACCATTGGTCTGACCATTAAGAAGAATACGATCTCCTGTGACAAGTGTTACTCCACCAGCAGTGTCTCCATTTTCAAGAGCAGTAGCAATTGCAACATTTGTAAGAATTGCTGCTCGTGCTGCTGGATGAACATGAAGTCCTTCAGAAACTGCATCAACATATCCCTTGGTTGCAGCATCTGTGCTGTTGTTTGGTGTACCAAGATTTGTAATCTGGAATCCGCCTGCAGCAAGATCTCCGCCAAGAGTCTTATTAGAAATTGTTTGTGCATCTGTTGTACCTACAACGTTACCTGTAACTCCGTGAACTCCAGAAGCAACATCGTGATTATTTAGAGCGGTTGTAAGATCTGTTTCTGTTACAACAACTGAATCATCAATCTGAATTGCTCCACCAAGAGAAAATTCAAGACCATTTCCTAAGTGTGCTGAGAATACACCAGTTGTAGAGTTGTAGTTTAATCCATCTCCATTGTCTACTGCAAGACGAGCACGCTCATCTGTGTAGTACAGATTAGTTGCACCCTCTTCAATGTCGTCTGTGTCAAGAAGATCAATTGCATCGCCAATTGTTCCACCAACAGCATCAATTGCTCGTTGGTTTGTGAAGTAAAGATTTGTTCCTTCTTCAATATGAGATGTTGTAAGATCATTAATTGCATCTGTAGCAAAGTTTTGTGCGTTTGTCTGTGCTGTTGAAGCAGAACCAGCTGCGTCATATGCTGCAGATGTTGCATCAAGTGCTCTTTGGTTTGTGAAATACAGACGGTTTGCTCCTTCAGCAAGGTCATCTGTGTCGTGGTTTGAAAGGCTTGAAACTGTACCTGTGATAGTTGCTGTAATTGTTCCTGCAGCAAAGTTTCCTGAGCCATCACGCTTTACTACTGTGTCTGGTGTGTTAGCAGATGTTGCTGTACCACCAATAAGACCAACGATATAATCTTGGTCTGCTTGCTTTTTTGTAAGAACGTCAAAGTTGTTAACTGTAGCTGTTGTACCTTCAACAACCAGACCATTCTTTACCTTAAAGTTTTTATTTACTGTTGCCACTTTCTATCTCCTTGTTGGTTAGGCCTTGAGACCAATACGAGCAAATCGTACGGTTACAGGCGTAATTCCCACCACTGGCTCTACAGCAATGTTTACTGTATTAGCCACCCTAGAGACATTAATGGTGCCAATATTCCCATCATTGTCTATTGTTCCATACTCGCTGACTGATACACCTGTACCATCAACAAGAATCGTCATTTCTGTTGCGTAGAACTTATTATCTCCAGCAGATGTTTTCTTGATAGAGATTAAGTATTTGACCATACGCCATACCGTTGCATCAAAGTTATCAATTACTGTTGTTGTCTCAATACCGTTGACTGTATTCTCATTATTACCTGCAGAACCTAGGTCTGTTGCTTGAGCAGCAGTAGTATCAATAAGGTTTTCATAATCTGCCTGTGTTGGGCGATCACCTGTTTGAAAAGTTGATTTTATGTTGCTTATTGGAAGCTTGGCCATGCCCTAATTATATCATGTTATATCAAAGTATATAATTACTGTAACCTATGATTTGAAGCGGAATTGGAGGAACAGCACTTGCTCCACCTGCTTCAATACGTATTGCTGTTAATCTGATTCTAAAAGGAAGTGTAGAGTTAATAGCTACATTTTTGCTTGGAGCACTAATTGATGTTTTGATAGAAAAATCTTCTTCAATTCGTTTTGTGAATACTGGTCGCTTTTCGTATATCTTAACGCTAGCCATTATGCAGTCACATCTTCAAGGACAATAAGTTTGCCTTGAGCTACCGTCCAAACTATTGCGTCTCCACCTAAAGAAACCTCAATATCAAATATATCGTTTGTCTGAAGTACTGAAGTTTGACTTGCTGACAAAGAAACAGTAAACTCACCAACTAGATCATCAGCATCCTGTATTGGAGTTAACGTATGAATAAGTGTTGCTGTATCTGTAATCTCTCCAGGTACAACTGGATTAGTTGTTGGACGCTTAATCTGCATAGAAATATTCCAGTCTGGAATTACAAGAGGTACCTTTGCATCATCAGTTAAATAAACTTTAAATGCTGCTGTGTCCCCCTTGACAAAGGTCCAATTTACGAATGGTGGTCTTTCTCCAATGTCGTATGTAGATGCTTGTCCTCTAAATGTAGCCATTTTTATATTATACCACGATGAAAACAACAAATAAAATAATTTCAAAAAATATTACCAAAACTTGTCTTTTGGGTCAATTTCATGTTATACTTAGATAGTGCTACCAACGGGTAGCATCTTTAGTCTCTAGGAGGTTATTATTATGAGAAGAGATAAAAAGATATGGATTGGAATCCTTGCTGCACTTGGGTTTATTGCACCACTAAGTAATGCAGCTAACGCTTTAAGTATTGATAATAATTTGAGTAAACCAGCCATTGCTGAACCTTCAACCGCCAAGGCGGTTTTTTTGGTTTCTAAGCCTAAAAGTCTGGTAGCAGTAAAAAAGAACTTAAACGTTCTACACAAGTATCAAGACGCTGTTAGTCTTACAGACCGTCAATTAAAAGAACTGCTTCATGCAGTTGGTTTTCGTGGTCAAGGACTTGTAAAGGCTTGGGCTGTTGCTAAAAAAGAGTCTAATGGGCGACCACTGGCTTTTAATGGCAATGTAAAGACTGGTGACAACTCTTATGGCATCTTCCAAATTAATATGCTGGGAATGCTAAAGGAAGGTCGTCAGGACAAGTTTGGACTTAACTTCAATAGCGAACTATTAAACCCTGTTATTAATGCACAGGTTGCATACCACATGAGTAATGGTGGAAAGAACTGGTCTGCTTGGAAGGGAATGACTCCAAGAACTAAGTTCTGGATGTCTAAATTCCCTGCCTAGCTTTACCCAAACTTGCTACTACTTATATGGTTCATTTCAATATGGTTAATATTAAAATGACTTGGTAGCTCTGATACCCATCTAATAGACTCTGCAAGATCTTCAGCAGTTAAGGCTATTTCACGCTTTTCTATTTGCGTATCAATGGTTCCTGGGCATATCTCAGTAATCTTGATTCCGTATTCAGGGAACTCTAGTCTCATTGTATCAACTAGCGCCATCATGCCTCTCTTGGCATTTATGTAGTTTCCACCACTACGGTATGGAACCTTTCCTCCTAAAGAACTTACAAATATGATGGTTGGAGAAGCAGACCTTTTCATGCACGGAACAAAAAGCTGAGAAAGATACATTGGACCAGAGACATTAATATCATATGCTCTTCTAAAGTTATCCATTGTTTCATTAATGATAAAGGTAGGACCTGACCCTCCACCAGCATTATTTACAAGAAGATCAAGAGTTATATCCTTGTATTTTTCAAAAAAGGCTTTGATTTCGTTAGGACTAGTAATATCCATCTGATATGTCTCAACATTATCTGAAACAAGTTCATTAACTTTAGAAAGGTTCCTAGAAACAGCTATTACCTTATATCCATTCTCAGATAGAAGTTTTACTGTAGCATAGCCAACGCCCTTGCTAGCCCCCGTTACTATGGCTGTTTTCAAATTAATGAATCCAGTGTTGTGGAACCATATACTTAAAGCCACTCTTAACTAAGTGTGCTGTATGGTGATATGGAGGCGAAGGAGGGAAAACAATAACGCTTCCTGCCTCTGGCTTTACATAAAACGTAAAAGAATTGTCTTGAGCTTTTGCAAGATCCATATCAGGGTGAGGTCCACCATTATACATTGGTCCGTCAGGTGATCCGATTGTAAATGAAATCTCTCCGCCTTCGTAATCATCATTTAAGTACATTACAAAAGAAACCTTTAGTCTTTCATCCCCTTCTTGTTGGTCAAAGTGTGCCCCCATGTATGTTCCTGCTTGATACTTCTTAATAGGGTACATATCAAAAAGTTTTGGTTCTTCTGTAATACCCTGAGCTTTTGCATAGTCTCTAGCTACAACATCAAAAGCATCTTTTAAGGTATTGTAGATATAATCATTGTTAGCATCTTTAATTCCCTGAGATTCTGAAGAAGATATGCTTCTATCAGTTCCATACACATAATGCTCCCCGCTGCATGCAGCCCATTCGCCCCAGTTTGTTGACTCATCGCCTTCAATTGCAGCCATTAACTTCTTTGGATCTTCAATTACGTTTGTGTAGTAGTAGACCTTTTCTTCTAGGATGTTTTTATTCATCTGTATTCTCCATTCATGAGTACTTGTTGTCTTGATAAAAGTTTGAAACCTTTACAAATCCTACTATAACATATCTTATGGGTCCTTCTCCAACATGCTTAACGCCATGCTCATGCTCTTCATCCCCTGGGAAAAACAGCAAATCTCCTGGTTTTGGCCTCAAAGATATATCAAGATTTGGAAAGAAAATTTCTCCATCTATATACTCATCGTTTAAATAAATTATAGTGGCATATTTTATTGATGGGTCTGTATGTTGATCTGTGTGAGACTTTAACTCTACGCCTGGCTGCATTCTTTGAATTGTTGCAAGTCCGCTCAAGTTTAACTCTGGATCACACTGTGTAACTATATCATTAAGCCTATCATAAAATATTTTTTGTTCTTTATGATTTGTAATATTTAAATTTTTATCAACCCAGTTTTGAGTAATTTCAAATTTGCCTTCAGCAACAAGGTTATCAACATCATCTCTTCCAAATTTTTCTAAACAAAAAATTTTTAAGTTGCTCATATATTCTACTTCCCAATCTGCTTGGGATGCCCCATCTATTATATTTAGAACAAAATCAAGCTCATCTTTGTTTAAGAAGTTTTTTATACAAATTATATTATTTGTAATTTCTTCAAATATAAAGTTGTCTTCTTTAAGTTTTTCCTTAAAGGTTTCAAGCATTTGGAATCTCATCAGACTTGTACTTATTTCCGTCCTTGTCTAATTTCCAGCCTTGCTTCAATAGCTCTTGCCACTCTGCTCTTTCAATTTCTTGCTTTGCCCTAGTTTCTTTCATTTCTGCTGCCCAAGCATCTCTAACTTCTTGAGGGTAAGCATCTTCTTCTCTATCATCCCAAAAAGATCCTATAGTATATCTTACACCACTAGTAATAAGAGATACTTCGTGCATATTATTAAATCCTCCGTCAAAAACAGCAAGCATTCCAACCTTTGGTTGAATCTCTATATTTTGATCTGGGAATCTAAGAAGTCCGCCTTCAAATTCATCATTAAGGTATAAAAATCCAGCATATCTACTTCTTGTAAAAGCACCAGAGTTTCCGTGCTCATCAGTGTTGTCAGAATGTACTCTAGCGTATGCTCCTGGCTCCCATTTTTGTGTATGGTATCCAATCTTTGAAATTATTTTTGGGTCAAGATCATGTACTGATGCAATTGCTTCTGGCATTATTTTTTCAATATCTGAAAAAATTGTTGGTACCAAACCAGCGTCAACAACTTCTTGATCATTGTCTTGTGGTAGCACAGATGAGTATGACTCATAAAAAGATATTGGCATCCAAGAAAGCTTGCCATTTTCTGCCTGAGCATCTAAAGCATTAACCATTTTTTGACACTCTTCTTTACTTATAAAGTCTTCATAAACAACTATGTCTTTTGTTAACCTTACTTTATTATCTAGGTTCATTTGATCCTTCTTTCTTTTTCGGCACTGATTTTATTTGGATGATCATCTCTAAACTTTTGCATAATGTCTGGCTGCATTTCTGCCCAAAGAGCAGACCCAAACTCTTTTTCTTTTTCAAACCATTCGGCATCTCCAGAGGAGTACTTCATCCAGTACATTCTTGATAAATACTTATTTGATCCAGTGGCTGGCATTACTCCATGAAGATATACGGACCCATTCTTTTTTAATATATCTGGGTGACCTGATGGGAACACCAAAAAATCTCCCGCCTCTGGCTTATACATGTAGGCTTCTCCATCAACTATAAAGTCAATCTCTCCACCTTCATAGTCATCATTAAAATAGGCAAGTGCCGTTATTGCAAACTTATATCCTGGAC